AATTCGCCACCATACACGAAATTACGCAAGAGCAAGTTGTGGACCACAACACTGGTTAAAACCGAGCCAGCGAAACTTGTACCATATGTGAATGTGGATGGAGTTGAAATGGATCCGTGGTTGATAGCCACCGCCAAGTATGCGCCCCGAGAAGAAATGGTTCCGCAGGAGGAAGCTAGAACAGCTGCTCGATATTCGGTTGCGAGAACAACCCATTATAATCCTAGATTACTTACGTTTGAAGAGGCGGTGGCGGGCAATCGGATGATTGGATTAGAACCCTTAGATAGATCTACTAGCGCTGGATATCCACTGAGTACTTTGCCAGGTGCCAATGGTAAGAAGCATATATTCGGAGTAGAGGATGAGATCGACTTTGGCTCCCCTGCAATGATCGCCTTGCGGCGCGACGTAGAACAGGCAATTGGTATGTTAGCAGACGAGAATTACCCTACAGAGGAGAAACGACTGGCTTTCATTTTCCAGGATTGCTTGAAAGACGAACGTCGTAAATTTGAGAAAGTCCGCAATGGTTCAACTCGCCTATTTAGCGCTGCCCCATTGATCTTTACTATCGTGGATAGAATGTACAATGGATCCTTCTTTTGTGAAATGTTGCGGCAGCGAATAGGTAATGGTTCCGCCGTGGGTATAAATCCTGCTTCCCCGGATTGGGGAAATATTGTCAAGGAACTTACCCCAACTGCGGATTTTCAAATTATGGACGAAGATCAGCCCGAATTTGATGCGCGCCAAGGGGTTATCTTGCAATTGGAAATTGCTGAAGCCATTAATAGGTCATATGGCGATCTTGACGGCGAGGATTATCGGGTGCGAAAAGCGATAGGCGATATTATTACCCATTCTTCGCATATTACGGAAGACAATGTCTACCAATGGATTGGTAGGCTGCCTTCAGGTGTAGGTTTTACGGCTTACCGGAATAACCTCTATGGCCAGAGCTTACACAAGATAATCTGGGACCGTGGCTGCGTGAAGATAGGTGCGATTGCCATACCAATGAAGGATCATTGTAAAGACATACATTTTGGCGATGATGTATTAGTATCTTTGGATAGTATTGGGCAACTGGTGATGCCACCAGAGTTTTTGTCGGAACAAATGCTATTGTTGGGACATAGAGCGACTAATTCAGATAAGTCAGGTCCCCCAAAGCTTGGTGGTTGGGATGAAGTTACTTTCCTGAAGCGTAAGTTTGTATTTAACCCCCGCTTTGGTCAGTGGATGGCTCCCCTAGATGTGGATGTTGTAAGAGAGATACCATGTTGGTTTCATACGGGAGCCAATGCCGACTATATTAGGAAAACCAACGTGGACGTTAGTCTGTTAGAGATGTCATTACATGGCGAAGAGGCTTTTGATGAGTGGTACGCATACATAGTACCAAGGTGCGTGGAGGCCTATGGATACCAACCAAAATATACATCTTGGATGGAAGCGATTCGTACTGTGTTGGTCTTTGATAATCCAGATGTGTTAGCGCTTCATGAGGTACTGGTGGCCCAGATGGCTGATGTATCAAATGTGTCTACGAACATGAAGGAGCACATGACTGGGAATGATGGTGGCATGCAAGAGGATTGTGATCA